TGCTTTACAACTATAATAATGATAGGTTTTACCTGTTTTACTCGTGCCTCCGTCTGCGACCATTGGCGAGCCACAATGCCCACAATATAATTTACCTGTTAATAAATAATCAACCTTGGCGGAATTAGCACCCGAAAAGTATTTGTTTTGGCTTAATCTTTTTTGTACTTTTTCAAACAATACTTGGTCGATAATTTGCGGATATGTGTTTGTGCATAATCGCTTGCCAAAATAAAATGAGCCTGTATATTTTTGATTTGATAATATTCGGTCAAAACTTCGCCCCTTAAATGGTTTACCATTATATCGATAACCTTTTGAGTTTAAATCGTCGGCAATATCCTTTTTTGATACACCATTAGCATATTGCTCAAACACATATTTAACAATTGGTGCTGTTATTTCGTCTAATTGTACAACTTTTATATTACGGGTGGCGGTTAAGGGTTTTTCAACAACCTTATATCCATAATTTACAAATCCACCTGTAAAAGTACCATTTGCGACGCTCGTGGTTAAACCTTCACGCACACGCTTTGATAATCTTTTACTATATTTTTCTGCCTCCCACTCTAAAAACATTTGATACAATTCGCCTTCTTCACTCTCGGTAATGTTTTGGGTGGCGGAAATAACCTTGACATCATTTTGTGCTAATTGGAAGGTGTACATTGTGCTATAATATCGATTACGGGCAAATCGGTCGAGCATATAAACAATTATATAACTAAAAGAGTTTGTTTTTGCGTCGTCAATCATTTTTTGAAATTGTGGACGATTAACATCAGTACCTGTTTTATGTTTATCAATATAGGTATTAATTATATTCAAGCGATGTTGTGCTGCATACTCTTTACAAACCCTAATTTGACCCTCAATTGTTTGCTCATTTTGTCCGTGTGAACTATATCGAGCATATATGACGGCATTTTGCATATTTAACTCCTTTTAATTAGTACAGTAGCGACATAAAAAATCGTTACCAAAATTTAATTTGCTTGTAATTTGCTTGTAACTTGCTGAAGTTGTCAACGACATAAATGTCGCCGACATAAATATTGCTTATTGTTTGCTAGTTATTTGAATATTGCAACCAAATTTATTATCCTTACCGCTTGTTATATCTGCAATTTTACCAATCAAGACAAAATTGTTTTCAAACTCCAAAACAAGCATTTTTGCTAAATCTTTTTTAATACTTCCCAAAATTTGATTTGTGCGCGTATTAATTGCTATTGTTGCCTCAGGATATTCTGCTGTTGGTCTATGTGTTATCAATATATCGTCGCCGATTTGACTGTTTTTAATATTTTCTTGTCTATTATCAAAAGTTACACCAACCAATTTTGTAAGCATAGGCAACTCAACATCAATAAAGTTGTGCGTAAAAGATGTTTTTATTACAAATTCGTCGTCAATATTTTCATTATCGCTAGATGTATTGTTGTCAATATCCTCGTCGGGTGCATCTTCGACAATCTCAATATCTTTTGCCTCGTCGGTTGTGTAATGTTTAAAAGTACCGTCCCCATATCTTACATCAAGACTTCCGTCAGGATTTTTTGCAATCAAAGTACGACCCGTACCTCTTGGTATTGGTTGTTTTTTTATCTTTTCTTTTTTTGGTTTTTGTGTGTTATATGCTTTAACGGCAAAAACAGTAAAGAATATACCAACTGCTAAAAATAAAACACTTAATAATGATTGCCAAGTAGACATATTATCGGTATTATTGCCAATAATAACTCCCATAATAAACATTGGCAACCAAGCACCAGCCGCAATTAAAACTCTATATTTATTTTTTAAATTATAAAACCACTTCATATAAAACCTCACATAATTATCATTTTACCGACATTGGCAAATTCTAAATTTATTTTTTTAACTCACTCAAAAGAGCGGTAGCGTAAGATAACACATCGCTTTGTTGTTTTTCGGTTAATGCAGAACAAACCGTAACAATGGCATTTTGTATTGGCGTTAAATGTTTGCCATTTGATATATTATTGTTTTGATTGTTGTTGCCAATGATACCATTATTAATACCATAATTAACATTATCTTCTAAACCCATTAAATAACTAGGCGAAACATTGAAGTAATCGGCAAGTTTTTTAATCGATGTGCGTTTCATATTCTCAACAGCACCACTTTCATATTTTCTAATTGCCGATTTTTGAACGCCAATAATTTTGCCTAATTCCTCTTGCGTTAAACCCTTTTGTAACCTTAATTGCTTTATAATATCGCTCATTTTCATAACTTTTACCTCGTCCAGTGTCTTTATTGTAGCATAAAGTTTCTAATAATTCAATAAAATATTCATAAAATTAAAAAATATGCGAAAAATAGTTGACTTTGATTTTTTTCTTTGTTATTATGAAAGTGTCTTAAAAAGATACTTGTAAAAATTTGGAGGTAAGCAATGGATAAAAAATTGTTTGAAAGCAAAATGAAATTGTACGGCGACTCTAATGTAACGCTTGCAAAATATCTTGGTATTGCACCGCAAACATTAAGTGCAAAAAAGAATGATAATGCGGATTTTACACAAACCGAAATTGTTAAAATTAAAACAAGATATAATTTAACAGCAGCAGAAGTCGACGCAATTTTTTTTGCAAATTAAGTGTCTTAAAAAGATACTTTACAAAAAGGATTAACTATGAAATGGGTAACCGAAGGTAAAAAACAAATCGCCCAAGGCGATGACGGAAAATTTGAAATCGAAAAACGACGCGGTTTTTATTATGGCAAGTATATTGGTAAAGACGCAAGTTTCAACTTCCCTAGAACTAATACCATAAAAGAAATGAAAGACCGTATGCGTGATAATTATTATTGGGAGGAATAAGACAAATGAAACAATTAAACCAAACCGAAAATCCATTTATTAAATTTGGCACACCAAAACAATTGGTAGTAAATGGAATTAAAGAACCTAGCAACGAAATTGCGGAGTGCTTGGAATTATTACATAAAAATCTAAACGAGGTTATTGCATTTACATTTTGCTTGATTAATGGCACGGTCAAGTTATATGTTGCAACAATCTAAGGTGGCGGATATGTTAAATGAAAGTTTGATATTAAGCCGCGCCAAATGGCTTTACTTCAGTAAGTTTTTATCAAATATTGACGAGTGTATTGAGCGTGCAATTTATGATTTAACACCAATTAATGATTTGTGCGACATATATACCCTGTTTGACATAACAATAAATGACCTTGTGGCTCACTTAAAAAACAAAATATGGAGGAATAAAGACAATGACACAAACAAACCAAATTAACCAAACAAACCCAAATAGCACAACAATAAAAGAATACAAAACACATCACATTTTTATCAATCTTGCAAAACCAATAAACAATGTGATTGTTGAGAAAAAGACAAATAAATTGTCTTTATCGCTTTTTAACTGTTGTGCTTTTTCTAATTCTTGGAAAAAGCAACACGGGAGGTGTTGTTAAATGATTAAAATTTTAATTGGAGGCTCACCTTGTACATTTTGGAGCATTGCACAAAAAAATAATAGAGAAATAACCGCAGAGGGTCAAGGTTGGGAGTTGTTTAAAAATTATCTTATTGCAAAAGAAAAGTTTAGACCAGATATATTTTTATATGAAAATAACAAATCGGCAGCACAGCCTATAAAAGACCAAATTAAACAAGAGTTAAGTGTTGACGAAGTCAACAACCACTATATTGAAATAAATTCGGCTCTTGTTTCTGCACAAAATCGACAAAGGTTTTATGTACATAATTGCGGAAATGTAAAACAGCCCGAAGATAGACACATTTATTTAAAAGATATATTACAACCAACACTAATTTTAAATGAAGGTTACGAATTTAAAAACATCAAACGCTTCCCTCAATACGGAAATCAGGATAAATCAAGACCAATCACAGCACATTATCCTAATAATTGCGGAGGTTGGTTTGATAGAATTAATGACCCAAATCCAGCAAAGCAACAAGTTGATATGATTGCCGAGCCTGTAATACTTCAACGACCACACGGCTTTAATAAGGGTGGTGTTAAAAAAGAAAAAGCGCCAACAATAACAGCAAATGGTGCATATCAAGAAAATAATTTAATAAGCGAGCCGATAAGACTTGGCAATATAGGAAGTAGTAGCCAAGCACATCGTGTTTATTCTTATAAAGGTAAAAGTGTAACCATAAATGCAGGTGGCGGAGGTCAAGGTGGTAAAACAGGACTCTATGCCTGCCCTGTTAAACTTGGAGAGATTGGCAAAGGTGGTCAAGGTAATAGGATTTATTCGCCAAATGGCAAATCGGTTGCACAAACAGCACAAAGTGGAGGTGTTGGCTCAAATACGGGATTGTATTTTTGCCCAATAACTATAACAAGTGAGGACGGCACAAATATACCGGTTTATACAGTAAAAAATAATCACATTTTTATAAACAACAAAGAGTATCCAATCCCACTAGATGACGGGTATTACATTATAAGAAAATTAACACCTATCGAGTGTGAAAGATTGCAGACAATGCCCGACAATTATACTGAAGGTGTAAGTAATGCACAAAGATACAAAGCACTTGGCAACGGTTGGACGGCGGAGGTTGTGTTACATATTTTAAACAATGCTTTAAAAGATGTTTCAAAGGACGAGCAAATCGTTGTTTTATCAATGTATGACGGAATTGCAACAGGTCGCTATATTTTAGATAAATTAGGATTTAAAAATGTTACTTATTATGCTTATGAAATTGATAAATATGCAATACAAATCGCTCAAAAAAACTACCCTGATATAATACAATGTGGCGACGCTTTTGCGGTACGCAATGAAAATTGGAGGTTAAACAATGAAGGCAACGAATAAAGAAAAAATTATAATCAACATCTTTGACAGCGATAAAAATATTGCTCAAAACATCATAGTCGATAAAAAGGGCCGTGAAAAAGTAATTAAAAAAATAAACAACTTACAAAGACGCAAAAATCAAGACCCAATATCTTTTATTTTAGACGAATTGGAGTCAAGCAAGGATATAACAATTGAGTATTTACCTTGCGAAGATATTTATATAAACGGAGGACAATAACAATGGAAGATAAAACATTTTACCCAACTTGCCGATATTGCGGCAAACAAAAATTACCAATGGCAAATTATGAAAGCCAAGAGGTGGCGGACGAGGCGGCAACTATTAGTTGTGATTGTTATGATGCAAAAAATTATCAATATGAATTAGAAAAGAAAAGTGAGCGCGAAAAAAATATCGTCAAGTTAAGACAAAGCATTGACGATTTTGCAGAATATTGCGACAAGCGCGGTGCGGAACTTACCGACGAAATCCACACGCTTTTACTTAATACAGGCATTGCAGTATTGGACAGTGTTATTACTTCGGCTAGTTTTAAGTTTGCACGCTTAAAAGTTAATATATCTCAAAACAATAAAGGCAACATCGTTATTGGTTTTACATATAGCGACGGCGCAAAAGTTGAGGTGTAGTATGCGTGATATAGAATTTAGAGCAAAGTGCCAAGACAATAAAAAATGGGTGTATGGCGATTTGGTACACAACACATTAACAATGTCAATTTGCAAACCCTCACCTGCACAGGCAGGCGCTAGGCGTTTTTATAAAATCAACCCCAAAACAATCGGTCAATACATTGGCTTAAACGACAATTGCGAGCAAAAGGTATTTGAGGGCGATATTATGCAAGACCCGTTCGACCCCGATGAAGTTTTTGTCGTTGATTTTATAGACGGCGAATTTGTGTTGCTTAATGATGTTAATGTTATTGTCGATATTGAACAGGTATATTTTTTAAATATTGTTGGCAATATACACGATAATAAAGAATTTTACAAAAGCGAGGATAACTAAAATGTTTAATAGAGAAACACCCGAACAAAATATCAATCGTAAATGTAGTGAGATTGATTGTCTTACAAGATTATTGGCTCAATTTGATAGGACAAAAATAAACAACGAAATACAAATCAAAGTTGTGGCGGCGGGATTATCTTTTGATATTACTTGCAACGGCAACAAACAAAACAAACAATCATTAGATATACCACCATTTATGAAGAAATTTTACAATCCTGAAGGTGGCGGTAAATTATGGTAAAAGAAGTTTATATACAAGTTGGCGTAACGGCTTTGCGCTCCCCAACGGGCGAGCCATTGCCTGCTGTGCCATTATACATAAAAGGTACGCAATTAAAAAATAGCGGGCTTACACAGGCAGAGGAAAATTTAATGCACGACATCTCGGGTTTATTTGTGGAAAAGCACAAAGAAAAGCAAACAAAATCCCAAAGTGGAGGCAAAAATGTCAAAATATAAAAAAATAATGCTTGATAACGGCATTATGCAAAAGGATTTATTGGAAGTTATCCACCGTATTGATAATCGTGTGGATAAATCACTTTTAAGTAAAATGGTAAACGATGTTTGCTTACCTATACCAAAAGTATTGGAAACTATCTGCAATTATCTTAATTGCGATATTTTGGATTTATACGATATTCGCGAGATTGATATTGCTCCACGCAATACAAATTTAGTGATGACGGCTATAAAACGCCAAGACCGTGGCGGAAAATCGCACGGCGACAATATTTATAATTTAACAATTGAATTATGGCGCGATGTTGCCGAGCGAGTTTTTAACAAACAGTCATTAAAATTGTTAGGATTTAAAAATAAAACCGAGTGTATAAGACATTTGGTTTATACACTCGATAAGAAATTAAGAAAGATAAAAGAAAAAGCCGCCAATGATAATAACATTACCAATGGCGACCAACCAATTGTCAATTAACATTGACACAAGCATTATAACAAATGTTATTTTGCAAGTCAATTAATTGCTAAAAACTTAATATAAAAGGCTGTCGCAATTTTGGCACTCGCGACAGCCTTCGGGATTGACAAGACATCAACCAAACCTACAAATAGTATAGCATATTTGCCCCATTATGTCAATAAACGAAAACAAAAAATTGTGCTATTAGCGTCCTTGTAATGAAGTATTATTTAATCAACGAAGTATTTAAAAACACACAAGTAATTTACAAGAGAAAAATTAAAGCAGGATTTAAAGATTAAAGATTATTTTTATTGATTACCAAACGGGTCAAGGGTGTAACGCCTTGTCGTCCTGCAAGCGGCGAAACGCTTGCGTATTCTCTTTATTATTTAATATTTAAAAATTATATGGAGGCAATCAATGCACAATTATAGTGTTGACAAGTTTGATAAAGAAGATTTGTTTTTATTGGAACTAGAAAACCAAGAGAGATTATCGGCATTACAAGATAAACACATTGTCCGTTATAGAACAAAGACAATTAAAAGCGGTAAAGTGTTGGAGTGTGAAGTTTATCCTGTTTGGGACACAAGAGCGTCATTGTCGAGATGTAGAAAGATACGAGAAAGTCGTGAGGCGCAAAAAAGACTTAATCAAAAGAATGCTGTTAAAAATCTTATACGCCTAGTTAATACAAATTTTACCGATAAAGACATTTGGGGTACATTTACATACGAAACATCAAAGTTGCCTAAAAGTGTCGAGTTAGCACAAAAAGAAATGGTTAAATTTATTAGACGCTTAAAGTATTATGCAGATACTCACAATTTTGAGCCACTTAAATATGTTTATGTTACCGAATTTGAAGACGACGAAGAAAAAGGAAAACATCGTGTGCATCACCACATTGTTACTAACTTCCCCGATAGAGATGTTGCCGAGAAGTTATGGCGCAACGGTGCAAGAAAACAAACAAGAAGATTACAGGCAGACGATAGCGGTTACGAGGGTATGATTAGATATATTCTAAAAGACCCAAGAGGCACAAAGCGATATGTTACATCAAAGAATTTAGACAAGCCAATAATTACTGTTGCCGATTATAAACTTACCCGTAAAAAAGTAAATAAAATTGTTAGAGGCGAGGTTAGTCCATACAATGTGTTTGAGGATATGTATCACGACCAATACAAATTAGTTGATTGTTTTACTAAAACAAGCGAGTATGTATCAGGTGCTTATATCTATGCAAAAATGGTAAGGCGAAATCAAAAAGGAGGACGATGTCAAAATGAAATATTTAGGGAGTAAATCAAAACTTGCAAAAGAAATCGTACCAATATTGCAAAACTTGATTTATAAGAATAATATCAAAACATACATAGAGCCGTTTGTTGGTGGTTTTAATATTATCGATAAAATTATTTGCGAAAACAAAATCGGCAACGACATTGACTCTATTGTTATAAATCTTGTTGAAACTTGTCGTAACAATCCCCAATTGTTAAATTTAATCGAAACTCCAACAAAAGAGCATTATTACGATGTGCGCGATAACGCTTACAAATATCAACCTTGGTATCGTGCAGCAATATTATTATTTGCGTCATACAACGCCCGTGTATATGGCGGTTGTTATGGTGCGGTTGCCAACACCAAAGAAGGTAAAACAAGGAATTATTTTGAAGAAAGTAAAAGCAATTTTATAAATCAATTACCAAATCTAAAAAATATTTTACTTGCCTGTGGCTCGTATGAGTCGATAATCCCACCGTCAAAACAATGTTTAATTTATTGCGACCCGCCTTATGCTGAAGGTGTTGGATATTGTAAAAAGTTTGATACGCAAAAATTTTGGCAATGGTGCAGAGATTTATCAAAGCAAGGACACATTGTTGTTGTAAGCGAACATAATGCACCGCCCGATTTTGATTGTATTTGGCAACACGAAACATTATCACATTTAAACAACCGAAACAAAATCGCCAAAATAGAAAAATTATTTGTTTTCGGTGGTGCTTATGATTAAAAAAAGAAAAGTGGAAGTTTTATATTTAGCCGTAACGGCTGACGACTTGGAGTTGCCTATCGGTGTATTTGATACAATAAAGGAAGTTGCAAAATATGCACATTGTTCGTATGGATACGCAAAAGTTATGGTACACCGCCAAAGTATACACGAAAAATTAAAATGCAAATTTATAAGAGTTGAAATTGGAGGATTTTGTAAAAATGAAAAAATTTAAAAATATGATAAGCGCTTTTTATTTAATATCAATACTTGTAATTATATTTTGTGTGCCAATAAGCGCAATAATGACTATTTGCAAATTATGCCAAGCAACATCATTAAGTTGGATTAATTGTTGCACACCAATAATTATTACAATAGCGCTTGCACCATTTGTTATTTTATCAAAAATATTGATTGATAATAAGGAGGGTTAAAAATGCCGAAACAACCTAAAAATCAAGATGTTGAAAAGAAAAAAACAAAAACAACCAAAAAAGTAACAAAAACAACAGCCACAGAAACAAAAAAAGAAAAAAAGAAAACAGGCTCGCCAAGCCAATACGCAAATAAGGTAAAACCTTATTTGAGTGATATTGAAAGATATGTGCGTTGCGGAGTTACCGAAGGACAAATTTGTCAATATTACAATGTTGGTAAAACACAATGGGCGCAATATAAAAAAGATAATCCCGAACTAAACGAAACACTTTTAAAAGCAAAAACCGCTCTCGGTGTTGATTTAGTTAATAAATCTTATGATGTTGCTATGGGTTATGATTACGAAGAAACAACCACACAAGAGTACAAAGATAAAAGCGGAAACATTACAGGAACTAAAACAACAACCTATAAGCGCCACGCAAAAGCCGACGCAGGTATGTTGCAATTTTTATTGATAAATAGATTTGGCGACCAATTTGCTCGCGACCCGCAATTATTAGAATTACGCAAAAAAACGTTAGAGTTGCAAAAATCAGGCAAGTTGCCATTTGATACGGAAGGTATTTGATTATGGCAATAGACCCAATACACGCATTTTATTGTCGCAAAGATTATTTAACATTGGCGCTACAATGCAAGATTAAAAGCGGTGGCAAGTGTGCAGAATGTGGCGAAATATTTGATATTGACGAATTGCGACCACACCACATTATTGAATTAACGCTCGATAATATTGACGATGTAAATATCACATTAAATCCCGATAATATCGAAGTGTTGTGCCACAATTGCCACAATAAGCGCCACGCAAGATTTGGTAATGTTATCGGTCAAAAACACATTTATTTAGTTTATGGCTCGCCTTGTGCGGGTAAAAACCTATATGTTGAAAGTGTTGCAACAAGAAATGATTTAATTATTGACCTTGATAAAATACATAAATCAATTTGTATTTGTGGTATGTATGACAAGCCCGACGCAACAAAAAGGATTGCGTTTGATGTTAGAGATTATTTGTTAAATGTGGCAAGGTTGGCAGGAAATCGTCGCCGTTGGCAAAATGCTTACATAATACAAACCTGCCCCGAAAAGTACGACCGCGACGAAATGGTTAAATTGTATGGTTGTGAACTTATCCATATAAACACGCCAAAAGACGAGTGTATTGCTAATTGCAAAAGAGATATTAAAAGGCAGGCAGTACAGGACGCGGTGCTTGGTTGGATTGACAATTATTGGTCGCGTTACAATGAATAACAAAGGAGTATTTAATTATGTCAAAAATAAAAACAATTGATATGAAAAAATTAATAAATGGACTTGGTATCAATAAAGGCGATATTGTTGTTGTGGATAATATTTGTTTAATCTGCAACGATAAATACGATTTGGTGCGTATTGATAACTCATACAATAGCGCAATACCAAACATAATTGTTGGTATGGTAAGCGGTAAACATAGTTACAAGATTTATCAAATGCAAAGCGAAGTGTTAAGCGAAACAGCCCAAGCCGCATTAAAACCAACAAAGGAAATTAAAAAATATAAAGGTTGTAAACCTGTTGTAGTTGGTAAATAAATGAACAAAGCAAATAATTTACTTGCAAAAGTGCTGCAAGGACTAAAAGCAATGTGTAATCATTGCCAAATAAAGGATTGTAATTGCTGTTGGTCGCATTTTATATGTGAGGATATATTAAAATATTTTAAAACAATCCCCCCACCAAAGACAAAATTTACAAAGTCAAAAAGACTCCAAGCCCCAAACACGAAAAACACACACTAAAATTTTGACTTTTTCTATAAAAAATCTAAAAAAGATAAAACGGGAGGTTTTTTGTGAAAACAAACACAAACACAACAAAACAACAAATAGTCGATAAAGAATATAACAGACTTATCAACAAATATAAGTCGGCAAATGTTGACGAAAACAAACTCTCAATTAACGACTCTTGGATTAGAAAGGTGGCGGAACTGTTCGCCGTGCTTGAAATGATAAAGGACTTACCGTCTATTATCTACAACCCTAAAAACCCAATTGAGCAGCAAGAAACAGCAGCGGGCAAAGCGCGTGTTAAGTATATGGCACAATATACATCGTCAATGCAAAAATTAAACAAGGATTTGCTCGGCTCTATTGTTGAGCAGGACGACGACCTTGACGATTACGAATAATGATTTGATTGAGTGGAAATTAGTCAATCCCGATATTGTGCCAATAGACGGTTGGACTGTACTCAATGAAGAATTTGACGGCAGGCATAGTTATTTGGTTGAATATTATAAACTTTGTCGGTCGGGTAAAAAGAATATTGGTCGTGAATTAAAAACAATGCTTGAAACACTTATACAAAATATATATTTTCACGGCGATACATATCGCTTTGATTTAGAGCAGGCACACAAGCGTATCAAGTTTATTGAAAATGAAGTTAAACATTTTGAAAGTCCCTTTGCAGGTAAACCATTTTTATTAGAGATTAATCAAAAAGCAATCGCCGAGGCATTATTTGGTTTTTATATTTTTGACGACGAATTGCTTGGCGGCGGTCGTTGGGTGCGTCAATACAAAGAGTTTTTATTGTTTATGGCTAGAAAGAACGGCAAGACACCATTTGTTGCGGCGTTAGTATTAGCGGAGTGGTTTTGTGGCGAGGCAGGTCAAAAGGTTATGTGTGCGTCTAATGATTATGAACAGGCTGCATTGATATTTGATTGTATTAATAACTTCCGCGAGGAGTCGCGCGCAATGCAAAAAGTTACCCGTAAAAATATCAAAGGTATATTTTTCGGTAATCCAAAACAAAGAAAGAAAACGGGAAAATTTAGCAAACAAAATAAAGGCTCTATTAAAAAGATGTCTGCCCGTGCGGGCGCAAAAGAAGGTCGTAACCTTAAAATTGTAATTGTGGACGAAGTCCACGAAATGAAAGACCGTACAACCGTAATGCCATTAAGGTCGTCGTTAACAACACAAGACGAGCCGTTATATATTGAAATTACAACCGACGGTGTTGTACAAGACGGATACCTTGACGAAAGATTGGCGGAGGCAAGAAAGGTTTTAAAAGGCGAAATCGACAAGCCGCGTTGGCTTGTGTGGTTATATACACAAGATAGCGAGGACGAAATTTGGAACGACGAGTCTAGTTGGACGAAATCAAACCCAATGCTTGGCGTTGTTAAGAAAATTAGCGATTTAAGAGATTTGGTCGAGGACGCAAGAAATAACGGCGCGCAAAGAGCGTTTACATTAGCCAAAGAGTTTAATTGGAAACAACTTGCGATTGGTGCTTGGCTCAAAGAAGAATATATAATAAACGAGGCAACATTTGATTTAAGTGACTTTAAAAATAATTGGTGTATCGTGGGTGCGGATTTGGCGGAAACAAACGACCTTTGTGCAGTAACATTTTTGTTTATAAAACCGAATGACCTAACGATATATATGCATACAATGTATTTTGTAACTTCGCTAAAAGCAAACGACGGACAATCCACCGACTCGCCAACAAATCCAGAAAAAAAAGATTATAAACAATGGGCAGATGACGGTTTGTGTAGGATTATTGATGGCGGAATTATTGACGATGATGTTGTTGCAAATTATGTGCGTGAGGTTTACGACAAATTTGGTATCCGTCCATATAAAGCAGGATACGACCAATGGCACGCCAAAGAATTTGCGAAGATTACGGCTAAAAACTTTGGCGACAATGTTCCCTTAAAAATAAAAATGAATTATGACACATTAAATATTCCAACAAGAACATTGGAGGTTGAATTGCGTGCGCACCACATCAATTATAACAACAATGAGATGTGTCGTTGGTGCTTGAAAAATACAGCCGTAAAACACAATAACATCGGATATGTTATGCCTGATAAGGTTGGTGGTTATATCGGCAATAAGATTGACGGTACAATGTCAAAGATTATAGCACTTGCAGCATTGCGTGAGTGTAAAACAGCATTTATGTCTAAAATTGGAGGTTGATTATGATTGAAGATTTAAGAAAATCACAAGACAAAAACAAACCAACTATGTCGATTAATCAAAAGGATATTCGTTGCCCGATACATAATTGTTTGATAGGAAAATATGACGCGCGAGTTGGTATATGTAATGCAACTTTTTATTGTCATAAATGCGGGATAGAATACACTTTTACAATCAAGGCTCAAAAGTGATTAGTTATCATTTTTAATTTTTTATGTTATAATGGTTGCGTTAAAAAATATATAGCCACACAAGGTGGCAGTACTCCAACCATAGATTGGTTAAGTGAGTCGATAAAATTAGGCTTATGCCCTACTTTTTGTCGGCTCACTTTTTATTTAGTACGGGGAGGTAAAAACTTGGGAACTATCAAAAAAGCAATCGAAAATTTGCTCGGTTGGAATAAGACAAATGTTTTTAATAGCAAGTTTGTTACCGCTAATCAAGTTTTATTTTCGTCTTTTGGTAAAGACATTACGGCAAGCGATATTGTTAAAACAGCAATACATCGTATAGCAGAGGAAGTGTCAAAATGTAATATCAAATCAGTTATTGAAAAAAACAGCCCTAAAACCGTTGAAATACTTGATGATGATATAAATGCCGTGTTTTCACAAAGACTCAACCCTTTATGTGGTTTAAAGGATTTTTTATACAAAATTACATATTTAACAATGGTAAATCAAAACTGCTTTATTTATTGGAAATATGACGAGGTGCCAATCAAAGGTACGGAATATGTAAGGCGTGTTACAAGAGGTTTTTATCCTATCGAAAATGCAAAGGCACACATATATCTGACAAGCGAAAATGAAATGCGTATTGAATTAACAAGCCTATCAGGCGATGTTGTGTTTGATTTGCCATATAGCGATGTGATACATATTAGACATCGTTACGGTGCTAATCAATATTTAGGTGGCGGAATAAATGGCTCGCCCGATAATCGTGGACTATTGGAAAATTTACAAACAATACAGGTTATCAAAGAGGCTATACCAAAATCATTAGAGGCAAGTTTATCGTTAAAAGGAATTTTAACAATGAAAACTGTTGCCGATGTTGATAAAAAGGTAATCGCTCGCGACGAATTTGAGGAGCATTTGTTTAATTCTAAATATGGAATTATGGCAACGGATTACGAAAGTGATTTTACGCCAGTAAATATTAGTGCAACCGACATACCCACAAATGTTTTATCATTTTTACGCGACGAGATATTATCGCCGCTTGGTGTAAGTTTACCAATTTACTTGGGTAAATATACTGACGACGAATACACGGCATTTTACCAAACAGCAATTGAAGGTTTATTGCTTGAAATACAACAGGCATTTAAAATTGTATTATTTACCGATAGACAGATACAATACGGACACACTATTAAATGTTATGACCGATTAATACAATCATTATCTTTTAGCAGGCGACAAGAAATTTGTGAAATGACACGCGACGACGCATTGTTATCACGCACGGAACGCCGAGAGTTGTTAGGATATGAACCTGACGGCGAACCAACCCGTATGTCGCTGAACTATATCGACACCTCGATTGCTAACAAGTATCAATTGGAAGATATAAAAAATAAAGCACAGGAGGATAACAATGCCACAGGTTAATTTTAAAAACGAAATTGAAAGGCGTCAATACACAAGAGATTTAACACAAGCAAACATTGACCCTATTGCAGGATTTGTTGAAGGTTATGCTATTGTGTTTGAGAAAATAACCCCTATTGGCGATTTATTTTATGAGATTATCGACAGACACGCACTTGACGAGGCGGATTTAAGTGATATTAAATTTTTTATTAATCATAACGATATGATGTTACCACTAGCCCGTCATAGACGCGGTAAAAGGTCAACAATGGATATATCTATTGACGACCACGGATTAAAAATTAATTCAAATCTCGACATCGAAAACAATGCCGACTCTAAAAAACTTTGCTCAGCAATTATTAGAGGTGATGTTGAGGATATGTCTTTTGCCTTTGGAATAACCGTTGAAGGCGAAAGTTGGGAAAATATGAGCGATACAATGCCAATTAGGCGTATCACAAAAATTGGGAAGGTCTTTGAGGTTAGCGCCGTTAACGACGGAGCATATCCCCAAACTTCAATATCAGCCCGCTCGGCGTCGTTGGAAAATGAAAAAAGTGCGTTGGAAAACGCACGCGCCAAAGCGTTGGAAAATGAAAAAAGGGCTGAGACCGAAAAGCGACAAGCGGCTTTATTGCTTGAAAAAAAGAAATTTTTATTTTTGGAGGAATTAAAATATGACACTAGAAGAATTAATCGCTAAAAGGAAGGAACTTTTGGCACAAGTAGCAGACGCAGACGCTGAAATGTTTGCCAAAATACAAGAAGAAATAAAAAAGGTTGATTACCAAATCGAAGAAACCGAAAAGCAAGAAGAAAACGAAAGAAAGGCTGCGGAAACTGACGCAGAAAAAAGAGCAGCACGCAAACCAAATTATAGTGCAGACTCGAAAAAAGATGATGTAACCTTATTTAGAAGTGTAGATAACGCGGAAGATAAAGAACTTACAAAAGAACAATCATTAAGATTTGCAAAAATTGCCCTTGGTAAACAAGTAAGAGCGAAATTAATGGATTTAAAGATAGATTTGTCTAAAAACGAAAAAAGAGCACTTGGTATTGCGGTTACCACTTCAGCAACAACATATACAGCGCCAAGTGAAAGTGCTAATGGAGTAAATAATGGCGGTATTTTTATACCACAAAATGTACTTTATGATTTGCTGGAACTTGAACAGGTTGACAGCCCATTTTTACGCGATGTAATGCCAACACATATCAAAGGTGCTACAATATTCCCTTATGTTGTTGAAAGTAGCAACGGCACTACAAAAGGTAAAAAAGAAACAGTTGCGGCAGATGACCGCACTATTAAATGGGGAAAACTTACTCTTGCGCAAGGTAACTACCCACTTACAATTGAAGTTACAATGGAATTATTGGCAATGACCGACGAAGAGTTTGCAACCTATTTGCTTAATGACCTTGGCAATGAGGTTAACTTATTACTTGCTGATGAGGCTCTTTACGGTACAGGCGCTGATGATAGGATTGCGGGAGTTACAGTTGGTGCTATTCAAGGCACAGCATATACAGCAGGAAGTGAGGCTGACGCAATTAAAACAGGTTTACTAACTTTATCTAAACGCGCAAGAAAAGGAGCAAAAGTTTATATCTCTCGCTCAATGTCATTGGCAATGGTGTTTGAGAAAGACAGTCAAGGTAGATACCAATTCCCAATTTATAACAATGACGGTATTACTTCAATCGCAACAGTTCCTGTTGAAGTAGAGGAAGGATTGTCTAACGGCGACTTTGTTATTGGGAATGCAAAAAATTATAAACTTAACTTTGTTAAAGCGACTGAAATTTATCCTGAACTTCACGGAAAAACAAGAGTTATTGAATACACCGCACATCTTATGGTTGCAGGAAAAGCAGCACCTAACAAATTCTATTATGGAAAGAAATCTACAACCACAACCCCAACAAATAACTCTCAAAATTAGTATTTGATGTGTTTTACGGGTCGCTTATGCAATCCACAAATAAAATTTAGGAGGAATTTATGGCAGTATCAACCGATGTTGACAAAATACTTTATAAATTGGGGTATTACAACGGCGACCCAAATAAGACGCAAGAAATCCAAGGATATATCGACGAGGCTGTTGAGTTTATGAAGGAAAGCGGAATAACCGACAATCAACTAACAACTCAACGAGCCTTTGCGATAAAATCCATTTGGGCGGATTGTCGCGATAGAGGCGATGATAACAATATTATCCGCAAGGACGGTATGATAGTAAGTCTAATATCACAATTAAGAAGGTCAAAGAATGGCAGCACAACAAACACCTAGAAAGCGAAGAACGCTTGTAAAATTCGCAATACAAAAAAGCGTTTATACACAAGGTCAAGGCGCAAGTACACAATGGTTAACAATACAAGTACCAATAGTTAAAGACAACGACGGTAATGTAATTGAGCAGACCGATTGTTTTTATTGCGAGTGGCTTGGTAGTTATGGTACAACAGCCATTGAACAGCAGGCAAATGGCGCGATTGACACCGCGCGTGTTCGACTACCTTATGTTGCCGAAATTTTGGAGGCTCTTAAAACAAAAGATGTTAAAATTTACAAAAACGGCAAAACCGACGCGCAAAATACATATCAATTAAATTCGTCGGCAGATAATTACCTTGAAAGCAATAAAATGATTGAGTTTCAAGTAAAAAGACGCGAGGAAAAATAATGAAAATAAGGAATTTGATACAAAACAAATTAGATGATTTGCTTTTAAAAGACGGAATTATGTCGCACCATATTAGGCGTGTTGAGATTGATGTAATAACCGACACAAAAGGTAATCAAATTAATATAAACAATGACGAGTATGTTGTTTATCGTGTTGTATCAAACAAAAGTCGTTTTTATGCGGACGGCAAGGCTGTTGCAACACAATTTTTTATAGATATTAGTTATTATTATCGATACAACAAAAATAATTTACAAATAGATGTGGCGGAGGCAAGAATAAAATCAATCATTGACTATTTTTTGAGCGACACACATTTTAAACTTATAAATGGTCAAAACGATTTGCCTGATATAGATAATACATATCGTGGTGTAAATTTTGAGTTTTCTTATTTAGGGGTGTAGTTATGGCAAAACAAACATCGCTTGAAAATTTAGCAGACAATTTGGACGAAATTTTTAAAGATTTTATCCACTCGTCTTTTGAAAAAAGACAAGAGGCTTTACAAGCAGGTGCGGAGGCATATATTGCAATTTTAGAAAGCACAGCGCCAAGAGATACAGGCGAATACGCACAATCATTTAGAGTTAAAACAAAATATAAAGACCGACGCTATGTTGGCAATATTAAAACCGTAAGTGGCGGCGGTAAAGACTCAATACCGTTATCAAACATTTTGGAGTATGACAAGGAAGGCAAACATTTTGGCTTTATGCGTCAAACTTTTGATAATAATGAGTCAACAATTTTTAATGCTATTAAAAACAAATTAAATAATTAGGAGGATTTACTATGCCTAGTAATGAAAATAAAACTCTTGTAAGATTTAATATTCAAAATATTAAATATGCAACTATGAATGCGCAAGGTACATATAATACACCCGTATCATATGGTACAGCCATTAAAATGGCTTTGGAGGCTAACTCTTCAATTAAAGACATTTTTGGCGACGGACGCAGAATTTGCTCAATTGTAAACGATAAAGGTAAAACGGGTACAATGACAACAAACAATATTAGCGACGATTACGAAGTTGCTATGGGTCGTAAAATTGTTACAGCAGTTGGGCTTGCTGATATACAGCAAAGAAAAAATGTTGTACACGCAATCTATTTTGAAACTAGCGGATTAAAAGGCGACGGCTCAATGCCACTGTCTAAAACTTGGCTGTTCGGTGTTACATCTTCAAGACCAAGTGAGTCGTACGACCAAAATACTGACGATGTCAACGAGTCAAGTTTTGATACCCCACTTGTTATTAGTGGTACTAATCTGTTAAATGCTGACGATACAAAATATGTTGACGATAAAGGCAACGAAGTAATGGTATGGCAATTAACGGTTACACCTGATGATGAAAATTTTGCAACATTTGGCAATGCTGTTGTGTTGCCTAAAATGGCTAGTGCAACGGAGGGCTAAATGTTAAATACAAAATTACCAATTGTTAAAAAATCATTTGACGAAACAACACAAAAATTAAATGTGGTGCAAGATGAAATCGAAGTGTTGGTTGATACTTCTCTTTTTGCTGAGGAGCGCTGGGAAATAAACTTCCCAACAAATGCAAAAAAAGAAACCTTATTTGCCTACATTGAAAGAGTGAAAGAAACGGGACTTATTGAAAGCAAGGCAAATATTTTGTCAAATCTTAAAGCCTTATATTGTTTTTTGGAAGGCAAAGATATTGCGGACTTTAAGTCCTTTTGTCAATTATTCGACCTTGCTGAAGGCGAATATCTTAACAAATTGATTGAAAAAATTAAACTTATCTTTGAATTGGTTTTAAAAAGTAGTGCAACAAACTCAAAAAACTAATTGAGCATAGTCAAAAACTAAAACAATTATACGATAAGGTTAAAATGCCTGACGATAATTATAAACGGTTGGCTATGCCCCGTGTTTTAACAATAATGCAAAAATGTGTTGAACATAAAATACAAGATACTTTGTTAAATAGACTTCATTTTAACGATTTGTATTGTTTACTTTTATCATTAGATATTGCTAATTTAAGGCAATTAATAAAACAACAAAACAAAATGAAAAATAAAAACAAAAATAATATTGTTAAAGATATATCGCAAGAGGAGGCTGTAAAATTCTTAAAAGGAGGACAGTGATAAAATGGCAACATCAATAAGAGGATTAACCGTTGAAATTAGCGCCGACGCGTCAAAGTTTAATAAATCAATGAAAGCGTTAAAAGACGACGCAAAGTCAACGCAAAATGAATTAAACGCCCTCCAAAAAAGCCTTGAACTTGAATTTGATAGCAAAAAATTTGAACAGGCACAAAAGAAAATGCAAGAAGTCATTGACTTATCTGCCGAAAAAGCAGATTTTTTGCGTCAAAGATTAAAAGAATTGGAAGATGTCGGAGCAGCAGATACAACACATTATCGAAAGATACAAGCCGATTTAGCACAGGCTGAATTAGAGGCACAAAAACTTCAGCAACAATTTGAAAAATTAAATGCTATGAAGTTTGAACACCTTGGCAATGCAATTGGCGATGTTGGCAACAAAATTACCAATGTGGGTAAAGCATTAACACCAATAAGCGTATTAAGTGCGGGTGCATTAACGGGTTTGAGTGGTTTAGGAATAAAAGCAGCCGCAACAGGTGCCGAGATTGACGACCTATCAAATCGATTTGGTTTATCTGCCGAAAAAATACAAGAATGGCAATATTTAGCAATGCAAACGGGTGTTGATGTTGAAGTGTTTAACAAGGCGCTTATTAAAGTGCGTGCAACAATGCTAGATTTAGCAACAGGCACAGAAAATAACGCAACAAAAGCATTGCAATCACTCGGTTTAAGTATGGAGCAATTTAATTCACAAGAAGAAATGTTTGACGGTGTAATTAATGCCCTTGCAGCAATGAAAGATAAAACATTGCAAGCAGCGTATGCCAATGAAGTATTTGGCGACAAGATTGCAACACAAATGTTACCTTTTTTAAATGCAGGCGAGGAAGAATTGGCAAAATTTAAAGAAGAATTTTCGTCAATGAGTACATTATCGAGTGAACAGGTAAGCGCGCTTGCAACATTAGACGACACATTTAATTTATTAAAAGAGTCAATAAAAAATGTTGCATTACAAATCGGTGCGTCGTTTGCCCCACTTATTAAAAAAATTGCAGATACATTACAAAACACATTAATACCAAAATTACAACAATTGGCTGGTTGGTTTAACTCGTTAAGTATTGAACAACAGGAAATGATAGCAAAAGCATTGTTATTAGTCGCTGCATTAGCACCTGTTATAACAATTGTTGGTAAATTAACTTCGGGTGTTGGAAATATAATTAAAATGATACCTAAATTAAGCGGTGCATTATCATCGCTTGCTACACACCCTGTTGTGCTTATTATCGCAACAATTGCCGCAATACTTACTGTTTTATATACACGATGTGAGGAATTTAGAGAAAGTATCAACAATCTTATATCCACCCTTGCAGGTGCATTACAACCTGTGTTAGGTATAATTACGACTGTACTAAATACTCTAATTAGTTTACTTACACCAATACTAAATATACTTGGTGGCATACTTGCAACAATAATAAATATGTTAGTTGACTCTTTAACGCCATTTTTTGAAATGCTATCGTTGATATTTGAGTTGCTAAAACCATTAATAAATATTGCGTTAATACCTTTACAAATGGCTTTGACGCAGTTACAAATCCCGCTACAAGTATTAGGTCAATTGCTCGGTTGGTTAGCGCCTTTGTTTACCTTCTTTGCAAAATTGGTACGAGCAGCGTTTCAAGTTGTGTTAACCGTAATAAATTTTGTTTTAGGAGCGATTGAGGACGCTATCAATTGGGTTATTGGAAAAATTAACGGATTAATTGACGGTGTAAATTCTGCCCTCGGTTGGCTTGGTGTTAATATTGGTAGAATTCAAAATGTTAGTTTGCGAATTAATACAAGCGGACTTGATGATATTAACGATATATCAATTGATACAACCCCACCCGATACCAATGTTAAATCGCCTGATACAACATATGACGATATTGATACAGGCAATACAACTGGCGACTCTTATAATTATGATTATAGCCAAAATAATAAAACACAAAATATTACCGTTACTATTCAAAACTATGCCGAGGAAGTTGATGTCGATAACTTGGTTAATGAAATAAATAAAAAATTGGCGGAGGCGATGTAGTATGAGAAAGTTTATTTTACACACTTTAAACAAAACAAAATCGTTTAGTCTTAACACAACATCGACATTAGCAACCGAGCCAACGGGATTAGGTAACAATTTTAGTACAAATTACAAAGATAGCGAAAAAGGCAAACATTTAATAAATGTTAAGCCCGAATTTGACCCTATTAAATTCAAAATTTATTTTAATGCTGACGGCACAAGCGGATATGTAAATTACAAGAGTTTATTATCATTTTTAAGCGAGTGTGGCACATCTAAATTTATTTTAGAGTATGACGACGGTATAACGGATAAATTTTGTGAAGTAGTTATTAAATCTTTGCCCAAAAGTGAAATATCAAGCGATAATGAATTTGCCGAAGAATTTACATTTGAAAGGCAAACATATTGGTACGAAGAATTTGAGGAAAGTTTTTCGCTACAAAAAACACAAAACGAGCAATCGTTCCCGTTACACTTCCCCTTTGGATTTGCGGGTGTTGTGTTTACAAGAGAATATAATGTTAAAAACTCATTTTTTGTAAACGCACCAATAAAAATAACAATTAGCGGTCAATTAACCGATAATATTCAAGTTTACATTAAATCACTTACAGGCAAAATTGTATCACAAGTCCAATTATCTCGTGGCAATGTTGATGATGTTATTATTATTGACCCAACATCAAAAAAAATAACCATTACCGACACAAATGGCAATGTTACAAATGGTTATGGTTTAACCGATAAAACAAAACAATCATTTTTATACTTACCACAAGGCGAGTATATTATTGGCTCAAATATGAAAAACACAGACACAGGTGCAATTGAAATCAATATCAAAAAATATCTATTTGATTAACGGGAGGCAATATGTATATCGCGCTTTATGACGAAAACCAACAGCATTTAACGAACATCGACAATGTATCTTATGATACAACGGTGCGCGTTTATGATAATGACTCATTTAGTGCTGAAGGTGTGTCAAATGAAGATATTAACAATGCCAAAATCCTTGTTTTAAATGACGATGTTGGCACATACAAATACGCTTGTTTTGCTAACGAAATCAAGCCCGAAAACAACAAACGAACAATCAAGGGATTGGATTTTAAAACCTTATGGGATACCGAAATTTTGATTGATTATACTGCCGAGAATAGTTTTGACGGAAAATTATCAGCAATATTTAACAAAATAAAAACTTTGGTATTTGATAGCGACGACGCATTGGTAAATAAAATACCCGTAAGGGTTGTTATACCAAATGACGAAACCGATACAACGGAAATGTACGGGTCGTATCAAGGAACTTATCAAATTACAAACGCCTATAAGTTTTTAAAATGCTACTTAAAGTATTATGAGTACAACATCGAGAGTTATTACGATGTTGTGGTTGGCGAAATTGTTTTTACATTTGTTAAGTGTCAAACATCGTTAGATATTGATTTAAACGACTTTATTTATGAGTTGACAACTACATCAACAACAACAAATAAAGCGGTTGCAACTATCAAATTTGAGCCAAACGAAAGCGTTACGGAACGACCAAATACAATCGCAACAATTTATTATTATCGTGATAAAAACAATAATATTATCCAAGGCGATAAGTATGGAAATTTTGAAAATCGCTTATATCCTGTACAACAAAAATTGTTTGAGGCTGAATATTTGGCAGACTCACAATTTGAGGCTGTATATGAATTAGCCAACGCACGATATGTTGATAATATCGTTATTGACAACAATTTAACAATTGACCCGATTGATTTTGCAGATTATCCACTTTATACAAAAGTGCGATTGTATTATGAAGGTCAATTATATAAAACATTGCCAATAAGCGAAAAAATCACAACATTTGACGGCGGAGGTTTAAATACAAAAATTAAACTCGGTTTTAAAAAGATACTTTTAACCGAAATAATAAAAAATTAGGAGGATAGCACAAAATGATAAAACCCGTTACATATCAAGGTGTGTTTAATTTTAAATCAAATTTATATGCTCTTGAAGTAAAATCTCGTTTTATAGACCAGTCAAAAGCAAACGGCTATTATACAGGTTACGGCAATGAACTTGCCGCAACGGTTGTTGATAACCAAATACAAATTGGTACAGGTGCGTTTGTTATACAGGGTCGTATGAATGAAGTCGAAAGTGCAGAGTTGTTGCCTGTTACAATCGAAAACGGTAAAGTTGGTTATGTTATCGCTCGTATTGAAACTTACCACCCAAGCGACGAAGAAAATTGCAAATTTATAATCAAAACAGCAACATCTCTTGATAGTATCCAATTAACACAAGAGGACACATACGCAAAAGGTGCTGAAACATCGCAGAAAGCTGTAGAAACCGGAACCAAGTCCGATATTCAAAAAGCAAATGCACATGAAAAAGCCATGCATAATTACGACAAGTAA